CGTATCGCTTGCTGCCCTCAGATCGAGGGTCGCCATACCCATCTTGTACGCCATCTCGGCGCCAAGCTGATTATGAGACTGATCATCTAAGTCGATACCAAAATGCTTAAGGCGACGCCGTATGTACGAGCCGACACCCTGCTGGAGAAAGGCATTTCCAGCGGGAGCGGCCTGTATAGTACGGTCCGTCTTGGCATTTTTCGGGACGGTCAGAAAGCGCTCTTCGTCAGTGATGACAAAGAGATCCACAAGAGGACAAACCGGGCCCTCGACGTAAACGCCGAGGGCGTGGCTCAGCCAGAGTGGATCGCACGCCACATCTCGTACGAGATATGGTAGTGCTCGCCGCGTGACCGCAATCGGGATGGACATCTTTTCTGCAAATGGCACGCGTCTTGTCATTGACGTCGCACCATTGCTCCATTTCCGGAATCGGGCCGTCTTAAGCTCTTCAAAAACGCCAAGAACGTCGGATATTTTTCGCTGTGCATCAGAAATGATGCCTGCAACGCCAGCTGGATACTCTCCAGTGGTCCGATCGCCCTTTATGCGTTGGTTAGTTTGCTTGCAACGACGCTCCGAGCCTATCCAGGCTCGAATCGCTTCGCGTTTGACGTTCAATCCTGTCGGTAACCCCTTCCATTTAGAAAGGAGATTAGTAACAAGATAGCTCACGGCAAACGTCGAAACAGACGACTCCTGAAGCGACGAATGAACATCCAGAGATAGGTACTCCTTAGTGGAGTTACCGTTCAAAAGAAGTTCAACGGCGCTCGGGACCGAGTTTCGCAACCCGGGGCAGGAGTTCAGCTTACGCATCACTGCGTACTCTAAGCTATCACTAGCTCTGAACTTAGTCATGTCGACTCCAGTCCTAAGTTACCAGAGGAATTGGAGGTTCTCAACCACCGCAACGACCTGAGAGTCGTTTTGGAGGTTGTAGTTCATCTTCCGCAGATCCTTGCGGTTCTGCAGAGATGAACGTTCGGGCATCACGTATTCCGTGAAGGCCCGATCGACATAGGCTACCTGCGGAGACGGTTCAACGCCACTCACCGTGCTATTGGTGATGTTAGCGAGGATCGGCTCGTGCAGGCCCACCTTGACGCGCGTAGTCCTCTGATCGGAGGCAGTGCCAGCCGAAGGCGGCGGAGGCTGTTTGATCTCGAAAGAGATCCTCCAGAATCCGACCGCATTCGCTTGCGACTGATCTTCGAACCAGAAAACGCCGTTCGCGTCACGCCCCTTCGGAATGAAGGTGTGGTTCACAGGGGTTCCCTGTGCGTCCGCAAGGACGATGTTTGCTGCTTGGGGCACTCGATGCTCCAAAAGTGAACTCAGCTCACGCCGAGTCAGGGTTGAGGAAGAGGTTACTTCAACAATTGCGTCAACAGAGCGGCGGCGGAGATCATCCGACGCCAACCCATGTCAACGTGAAAAGTTGGAGGCCTCGGGAACGGGTATGAAAGTAGCTTAGTACGCTGCATCTGGCAAAAGTAGTAATAGTAGGACATGTCGATCGACCAAAAGTCGACGGAACGTGAACCTACCAACACACCAGCGCCAGAACGTCTAGCAGTGTAGCCAGCATTCATACGGGTCCAGTGGGTTACGTAACCCTTCCGAAAAGCAACGTTATAGATCAGGGCAGTTTCGAAAGCTCTTAGATAAGAGCCAACGTCAAAGACCCAATCGACAACGAAGCTATAAGGAAGGCGTTCCCAAGCAAGGGAGACCGGGTTAAGAGATGTCCAACGAGCAAGATCAAACTTGTCCGCAGGCAACTCGAGAGCCAGACCTATCTTGCACCCCTGGAAGCTACGGTACTGTTCAATATTAACGGGCACCGTAATTGGCGCTTCGGTAATATGAGCAATTTGAACCGTAGGGGAGATTGGAACGCGGTATACCGCCTCGAAACGGCTAAGCCGGTTCAGAATATGGTGAAATGACTCGTCGGCTGCACCAAAGATGGTGTTGACGAGAGGCATCCAACCATACTGCAATTCCAACCACTCATTCGCCCAACGTTTCGGACCGACGCCCTTAACGTATCTCTCGAGCTTACCTAGGGAACGAAGCATACGTCGGGTTGAACCGATTTCTGCTAAGTCCACAGATAGGTCGAGAGAACCCCTGACCTTCTCATTGAGACGGTCAAGGGCGGCGTTGTAGATCCAAGCAGGAGCAAAAGCCGGAGGAGTAATTTGGTCGTCACCAAATCCACTCAACGGCTGCTGCCCCCAGGTCGTACGCGTAACGGGAACTGCACCGGGATTCCAATAAGGCTCCCGGTAAGTCATGGAGGATCGCCCGAAAGGACGATATTCCAATTCCGAAGTGTAAGACCAATTATTTGGATCTACAAAATTCCCTTGAACGACACCAGAAGCCGCGAGACGATCTCGGCGACCAGCGTGAGACTCGACTGAAGACGAACTACCAGCAGTAGACGAAACGGTTACCCATCGGGTACCGAACGTATATTTGTTGGTGTGCGGATTCAATCTAGGCTCCAATCGTGGAAGGGTTACATGAGTCCCCCCCTCGACTATCCCGGGGGGAGATGGGCAAGTTCAGCAATGTCTTTGACCAAAACTTCAAGTTCCTCATCACTGAGGGAAGCAAGATCAAAGATAGGTGCGACTGCACTGTGATTCTTCGCGACTGCTCGAAAGTACATTAAGTACTGGAAGAGAAGTCGCTGCCGGTAGTTAACCGGCAGGGAAGAATCACCTGCTGACATGTCTATCTCCTGGGTAGTTGGGAG